CCGAAGCCCCCCATGACAGGGTTCCGGCGCCATCGGTCTGAAGATGATAGGTGGCCGTACCATCGGCGGCGGGTAAAGCATAGGTTATGCCGTTGAGAATAAGGCCGGTAAACTGCCCCAGCCTCCACTCCTCGCCATCGGGTCCGCCGATTATGCCCTTCTGATGTCTGGGCGGAGGAAAATTCTCCTCCGCCATCGCCGGCGCGTTCCATGCAAACAGCATTAGAATTACTGTTAATATTACAAAAAGTTTTTTCATTTGAACCTCCAAGTGTTATGGGGCAACAAAAAAAGCGGGTGAAGGTGAATGGGTGAGCACTCACCTGCCCGCTTTTAATGTCCGGTTGAACCGTCGCCCGCCGCTAAACGGACTTAGCCCAAAATATTATTTTATTTACAAAGCCTTTCCTTGTTGAAATGTTTTTCAAGCCATTTTAAAAAGACTTCTCCCGCCTCATTCATTTTTCCGGGTGGATATTCGACTTCAAATTTACCATCTTTCCAATTAAAAATAAGCTCATCACCACCGCCGAGAGCAAAAACAACCGCATTGACCGGCAAGCCAGAGTATGTCAACTCTCCAGAGTATATCAACCCTAGAGCTGCTTCTTCTGCAAAAGCCGGGAAAGACAGGCTTAAAATAAAAATAGCTATTAGTAATTTTTTCATTCTTTTTTATCCTCTTTCGGCGATACTTTCGCCAAAGCGTTCATTACGTCAAAGCCGGTTCCCTCAGAAAATATGCCCAACTTCCGCAAGATCATTATTCCAAGGTTGTACTCAGACACCTCTTTAAAATCACCCGGCGTAAGGCTACCACCGAAATGGCACATCTGTAAAAGATCAAACAATACGTCCTTGCCCAAGGTTGATCGAAGAAAAAGAAGGCGATACTTAGCCCTAAGGTTTAACTCCTGCTTTTTCATCAAGTTCCTTTTTTTCCAGGGCCTTTAACTTAGCATCCAACTCCAAAAAATTGGCCTCTACTTGCTGTAAAGCCTGCTTTCCTTCCTGAAACTGCTTTTGCATCAGGGCCAGCTCGGCTTTAATTCTCAAGATGCGCTCTATCGTAACGTCGCGCTTTAAGATTAAAACCTCTTTCGAATCCTCAGCTATTGCAAGCAATGGAATTGCAAGCAAAGCTATGAGCGCCAGGATAAATATTTTCCTCACGCTTCCCCTCCTGTCAGGGCGTCAAGCGGACTGCCCTCCTCGATCTTCTTGGTTAATTTCTGACCCGCTTTAGCCAGGCCCTCTATTGCTTCAAGGTCCTTGGCCGCCGCTTCGTCCTTCTGCCGAATCTCCCTGATTTGTTTCACCGTCTTCGGGTCCCTAAACGCTTTTGCAGGAAAACCGACCGACTCAAGCGCTTCCTTCATTGCAATATCGCCGTCAATAATATCGGCGGATGATGGAAACACCTGGGAAATCTGGGCACCAAGCTCAAGCCCCGCCCGGATACTCTGCGTCTTAAAAAGCCTTTTCTGCGCCTGAGATAACGGCCCAACATAATCAACCTCGATTGATGTGCCAGGTGTGTCCTGTAAAATCTGAGGCAGCTCCGGCATTCTCCCGGCTCTGACCTCGATATTAAACACCCTGTCCATGATCGGGTTCAGCGCTTCGCTCTGGTGCCGACCGATCCTGGTGCCTAACACCGCCGCCTGCTCACCCTGCATTCCAATTACTTGAGTGGCAGTCAGGTCCACCTTGTTAAACGCCGCCTGATACAACATTAGAAAAAAATCGACATGAAAATGCTCCTTAATCGCCTTACCGACCCGGTCCTGCATTTCTACCGTAAACGGTAACTGGATATTGGTATTTAGCGGCAAAGGCATTTTATCCTTTGTCACGCTCCCGTCTATCCAGGTCCACCCGTCAGGGGTGTTATTCACTTTGCCACGCAGATCCTCCGGTGCCACCATTGGGGGTTCTACCATCTTGTGAGAGGCAATCAGGTTTGTTCGCCCCATTTGGTTCGCCTGCGCTATATCCACATAGGCATCCCATGCCGGAGTGCGGCCGTATATTTCATCATTATTCTTGCGCCACCTCCAGGTTACGGTCGGAATATCGTCATACCCGCTTTCGCCGAGGATCTTCTTTTCGTGCCCGTCCATGAGCATGTAAATCGACGCTACGGGTTTATTTTTAGAGTCTGCTTGCGACGGATCATAGTCCGTGCGCGGAAAAATCGCATGTAAACATTCTTTCTCGGCGTAGGGGTCTTTCTCGTACTGGCCTTTAAATTGGGTGTTTAACGAAAAAACCTTGTCCTGCCCGAACTTCTGAACCAGGTTTTTAAGCGAAATCTTATAGTTACGATACAGCGTGTCCACAACCCCGAACTGATCTTCAGCAATATAGCATTCCCGGAAATGGGGCATGGTGAATATAATCCGACCAGCCCCGACATCCTCCTCGATCAGCGCCGTTGGGGTCCCAATCGTAATGCCCTCCTTGATATACCCTGGGTGCCATTCGTAAAAATTGCTCCTTAAAAACGCCGCGTATGCTACCTCTTCACACTCGTCCAGCCAAACCTTAACCTCCGGGTATTCGTCCATTCTTTTCCCGGACCATTGCCGCATCCCGGAAGTCCGTGGAAAATTCAGCCTTCCCGGCAGGGTAAAATCAAACCAATGAATATTCGATGAACACATATACCCATGGATGCCGTCCGCCGCCAAGTTCGCAGCCGCCAGCGCAGTGCCGTCATAAACATCAACCCCGGTATTCTTGCCCTTCTGAGAATTACCCTCAACCTTGATCGACCGCCGGGAATGATTCACGAACCGGATAACCTCGTCAATCATTTCTTCATACGGCAAACGAATCGCCTTTAACAGGTTGAACATATCCTCTAAAAACTTGGCCTTCTCAGCGTCCGTTTTAAATTTGACCATTATATCACCCCAAGATAGTCTTCAACGTTGTAGCCGGGGTTAAAACACCGCTCGGCCCGGTCAAAGTCGTGCTCCTCACGCCCTTTCGCTTCCTCAGCCGGTCGGCCTCCGCCAGGGCCGCCTCCTTCGCGGAAGTATCGTCCGGGGCCGGAGCTGCCGGAGCGGCCGTCGCCGACTCCGGGAACTTGGGAGTCATCGCCCCGCCAGCCTCACTAATCTTATTACCAAGATATATCCCGCCTATCGCAGGGCCGATCATCATCGGCTCAAATTGCGATATCGCAAAATCCATGAGGTTGGGCTCACTAAAAACTTTGGTCATTACGACCTCCTAAACCATGACTTAAAGGATCGTACTCGTTCGGCTTTAACCCAAAAGTCAAAGGATTGTATGTGTTTACCGGCAAATTATTTCTCAAGCCGAACATCCTAATCGGCATTACCTTCGCCACAGCAAGACCCGAACTGATAATATATCTCATGTCGTCCATTAAATGATCGTTCTCCTTAACTGGCTTGCCGTCATTGCCCCGCCGATAAACCCGGAACTCCGCAAGCCATTGAACCAAAGATCGAAAAACCTTCAACCGACCGGTACTCATTCGCATCCAGACTTCGTGAATCCCCGCTTCAACAGCGTTTTCCGCCGGATGCAGGTTCCCTAAAAGTTTCTGATATTCCTCTAAAAGCTTCTCGCCGTCCCTCTGGCTCGTACCCTTAGACGGATCGCTCACGCCCGGTATCCAATCGCCCCTTGACTTTATCGCATGCGCATGCACCGGCGGCTCGGAAAACCCCTGCTTATACTCAGAAGTAAGATAAACAATGTCGTTATCACGATCCACCGCAGCCCAAAGCGCCGCAGTTGCGTTCCAACCCATGTCAAGCCCGTACACCCGTGGCAAATAATCCGGGAACTTGAAATCGTCAACAAGCAAGGCTTCCTCGGATATAGGATAAATAGCGCCCTTGCCCAGGGACGGAATACCCTTTGTCATCGCATCCCGCAGCCGAACCGGAATAGAACCCCACAACCTGTCTTTTTGCTCTCGGGTTAAATGAGGAGCATCCTCCCAGGTAGCACCAATTAAAA